TGATAAAGCAACAAGAAAACTGAATCAATTCCTTGGTCTTGGCAAAGATCGCACGCAGCAGATTGCTGATATCAATAGCAAATTGTCGATCCTTGATAAACAGTTGGAAGGATACGACAGACTGCGTAGTTCAGGTCAAGCTAGCGGCTTCCAAAAGAGTTTTATTAAGAATCTTGAGGCACGTCGCATTCAGTTGACAGCGCAACGTGATGCGTTGAAGGCCGCTGAAGCTGCAGTCAGCACGGGTCAAGGTGAACCCCCGTCAAGGCTTCCTGGGATCACGCCAGAAGCGGCAAAAGAAAAGAAGAGCAAAGCTGATCGAGAGCAAGAAAAGATCCTGCGTGACTACAATCGCGGCCTTGAGCGTGGTGCGGATCTTGCCGAAAAACTGCGTCGCATGATTCGCGATGTCAATCTCGAGACTGCAGGGATTGGTGAGACAGCAGAAGAAGCAATTGAGCGCAAGTTCCTTGAGGCGTTGAACGATGTCAACGACAAGGGCAAGGATCTGAACAAAACAATCAAAGAATTGCGGCAGTTGACTGGTGGTCGCGTCATGTTCGAGGGGCTTGTCAATGCTGATCGGACAGGTCTTGCACAGCAGTATCTGCAAGCGCTTGGCGTTCAAGCACAGAGGCGGCGTGACGAGGCGCTGGGGCAGCTCAAGTTTGATGAGGCTATCTCTAAAGCTCAGTTCAGCTTTGCCGACACCACCGCGTTTGATGCAGGTGTTCAGAACTATCTGAGCGGCATTGGTCAAATTGACGATGCATTGACTTCCTTGACTGAGAAAGGATTCAAAGGCGTCGAGGATGCGATCACTGAACTTGTCACGACTGGCACTTTCAATTTCAGAAGTTTCGCCGCGTCAATCTTGGCTGATACTGCAAGGATGATCATTCAGCAACTTGTGCTGAAGACGATCATGCAAGCGCTGGGATTCGGCGGTGGGTTCTTCAGTGGAGGGTTCCTCGGCTCTACAGGCGCCATGAATATCTCTGGTATGCCATCTGCCGCCAACTTTGGATTGAGCTCTCTAACGAGCGGCGGAAGCAACTTCTTCAGCGGGTTTGCCGCAAGTGCAAAAGGCAATGTGTTCGGCCGCAATGGCATTCAGAAGTTTGCTAGGGGCGGCATTGTTGGCGGTCCCACGATCTTCCCGTTTGCTAATGGCATTGGGTTGATGGGCGAAGCAGGTCCCGAGGCGATCATGCCCCTGCGGCGCGGACGTGATGGACGCTTGGGTATTGAGTCTGCTGGCGGCGGTGTCAATGTCACGGTAAACGTCGATGCAGGCGGCAGTGAAGTTCAAGGCGATGGACCCAATGCAAATCAATTGGGTAGAGTGATTGGGGCTGCGGTACAGGCCGAAATCGTCAAGCAGCAACGCCCTGGTGGCCTGCTCTCTGGTACTCGCTGATGGCTACATTCAACGACGCGACAGTAGGGACGAGTACAGGCGGAACAACGCCTGACTTTGGATCTGCTCGCAGGAGCGCACCGATTGTCAGGACTGTTCAGTTCGGCGACGGTTATCAGCAAAGGCTGAAATACGGCCTGAACCAGAACCCGAAGGAATGGGATCTGCGCTGGACTGTCAAGTCAACGGCTGATGCGGATGCGATTGAAGCATTCTTTGATGCGCGTGCGGCTGACAACGCTGCGTTCGACTGGACGCCTTTGGATGACAGCACGGCGTACAAATGGATCTGCAGTGAGTGGAATCGCGAGTTCAATTACGCGAACGTGCATACCATTACTGCAACGTTCAAGCAGGTGTTTGAACCGTAATGGCCTACGCAGCCTGGCAAGCCAGCACGAGCTACGCAGTCGGCGCCATTGTCCGCGCCACGGCGACGCAGGCCAGCGGGCTGGTATTCCGCTGCACGGTCGCCGGCACCAGCGCTAGCACGCAGCCAGCTTGGCCGACCGACATCGGCAGCACGATCGCAGACGGCGGCGTGACATGGGCAGCGATCAGCAGCGTTTACGAAGAGCTGGCGGTCCTGGGTCCGAACGCGATCATCGAGCTGTTCGAGCTGCAGCTTGATTCCACACTGCACGGCGCCAGTACCACCTACTACTGGCACAACGGCGTGAACGCAGCCGTGACAGGCAATATCGTCTTTGCCAGCAATACCTACGTCAGGCTTCCGGTTGAGGCGACGGGCTTCGATTACACCAGCTCTGGCAGCCTGCCGCGTCCGACGTTGCGAATCAGCAACCTGTTCAGCGACATGACCACGCTGCTGCTGCTGGTCAATGCGACCACACCCGGCAACGACCTAGGCGGCGCCACTGTGCGGCGGATCCGCACACTAAAAAAGTTCCTCGATGGCGAAGCGGCGGCTGATCCTAATGCCCGCTTCCCTACAGAGATCTGGTACGTCGATCGCAAGTCCAACGAGAACCGCGATCTGGTCGAGTTTGAACTGGCCAGCAAGTTTGACCTAGCTGGTGTGATGCTGCCCCAGCGGCAAATCATCGCCAACGTGTGCCAGTGGAAGTATCGCGGCGCTGAGTGCGGCTACACCGGCAGCAATTACTGGAACGTCAACGATCAGGTGGTTGGCACACTGGCGGCTGATGTGTGCGGCAAGCGGGTGGAGAGCTGCAAACTGCGGTTCGGTGCCACGGCTGAGTTGCCGTTCGGAAGTTTCCCAGGGGCGGGATTAACAACCTAGGGCACGATGAAGCTGACCGACACGCTCAAAGCCGACATCCTGGCGCACGCGCAGGCCGAGGATCCCCGCGAGTGCTGCGGCCTGATCCATGTGGTCAAAGGTCGGCGCCGCTACTACCCGTGCCGCAACATCGCTGCTACACCAGACGAGCATTTCGTCTTGGATCCGGCGGACTACGCAGCAGCCGAGGATCTGGGCGAGATCGTGGCCGTGGTGCATAGCCATCCAGTGACGCAGCCAGTCCCATCAGCAGCGGATCAGATCGGCTGCAACAATAGCGGGCTGCCGTGGGTGATCGTCAACCCCAAGACCGAAGCATGGGGCGGCTGCGAGCCTGCGGCGTTTGAGCTGCCCTACGTCGGCCGCGAGTTCGTGTTCGGCGTGGTTGATTGCTACTCGCTGGTGCGGGACTGGTATCAGCGCGAGTGGGGTCTGACGCTGGCGGACTTCGACCGGCGTGATCGGTTCTGGGAACGGGGCGAGAACCTGTACCTCGACAGCTACCGCTCGCAAGGCTTCAGACAGGTGCCATTCGAGGAGCTGCAGTACGGCGATGCGATCCTGATGCAACTGTTTGCAGGGCTGCCCAACCACGCGGCGATCTACTTGGGCGACCAGCAGATCCTGCATCATGTACAGGGGCGATTGAGTAGCCGCGACGTGTATGGCGGTTACTATGTCAAGAGCACTGCCCTGGTCTTGCGGCATGAAAGTCGTTAAGGTCTACGGCGCACTCCGCAAGCGACTCGGACAGTGCCGGTTCGAGTTTGAAGTGGACACGCCCGCGCAGGCGATCAAAGCGCTGTGCGTGAACTTTCCCGGCCTGGACAAGTGGCTGATCGACTCTGAGCAGACCGGAATGGGCTTTCGCGTCACCGTCGGCAAGGAACGCATCACACAAGAAGATGCCAGCGTGGCTGTCCTGCCATGGTCTGAGCGGGATGTGTTCAGCATTGCGCCGGTACTGACTGGCGCAGGGCAGGGCGTGGGGCAGATCTTCCTCGGTATTGGTCTCGTGGCGCTGGCCTTTGCTGGCGGCGCTGGCCTTTTCGGCGCTGCATTCGCAAAGAACCTTGGCCTGTTCGCGGCGCTCAAAACCGTCGGCGCAACGTTGGCATTGGGCGGGGTTGCAAATCTTTTATCACCGCAGCCCACTATCAGCATGTTGGAACGCGGCAAGGAGGCAGCCCGCTTGGAGTCCTTCAGTTTCAGCAGCATTGTCAACACCAGCCAGCAGGGGATGCCGGTGCCGATCGTTTATGGCCGCGCTTTCGTTGGCTCGGCTGTCCTGTCCAGCGGCCTTGACGTGGCGCAACTGAAATGATCGAAGACCTGCTGTTGGTTCAAGGTGCTGGCGGTGGCGGTGGCGGCGGTGGTGGAGGCAAGGGCGGCGGCGGCGGTGGCGGCACGACCCACGTCCCATCGGAGGCTGACGACTCACTGCAGTCAGTCCAATTTGCCAGCGTTCTTGACCTGATCAGCGAGGGCGAGATCCAAGGCATCGAGGATGGGGTGCAGGGCATCTACCTGGATGGGACGCCAGTCCAGAGCAGCAGCGGGATCGATAACTTCACGGGTTACAGCGTCGTCACCCGCACTGGCACGCAGGCGCAAAGCTACATCGCCAACACCAACGGCATCGAATCAGAGCAGGCCGTCAACGTCGAGATCACGGCTGCTGCATCCGTCACCCGGCAGATCACCGACTCGGATGTGGACCGTGCCCGCATCACGGTGCAGGTGCCAGCGCTGCAGATCATCGAGGATGACGGCGACATCATCGGCCACGAGGTCAGCATCCGCTGCAGGGTGCAGTACAACGGCGGCGGCTACACGACCGTGTTTGAGGACACGATCAGCGGCAAGACCACAAACGCCTACCAGCGCGATTACATCATCAGCCTGAGCGGTGCGTTTCCGGTTGACATCAGGTTGGAGCGCATCAGCGCTGATGAGTCAAGCGCTCGCCGGCAGAACCGCACGTTCTGGTTCAGCTACACCGAGATCATCGACGAAAAGTTCAGGTACCCCAACAGCGCACTGGCGTTCCTGCGCTTCGACAGCCGTCAATTCAAAGGCATCCCAGCCCGCAAGTATCTGGTGCGTGGCATCAAGGTGCAACTGCCCAGCAATGCCACGGTTGACACGACCACCTACCTCGGCCGCGTCACCTATAGCGGCGTCTGGGATGGCACCTTCGGCGCTGCTACCTGGACCAACGACCCAGCATGGTGCCTGTGGGATCTGCTGACCAACACCCGCTATGGCGCCAGCATCCCAGCCAGCAGCCTGGATCGGTATGACTTCTACGCGATCAGCCAATACTGCAACGCACTAGTCAGCAATGGCCGCGGCGGACAGGAGCCCCGGTTCAGTTGCAACATGCTGATCAACAGCAGGGACGAGGTTTACAACGTCATCCAGGAGTTCGTTGCCCTGTTCCGTGGCATTGCCTACTACGGCGCCGGCGCCATGGTGGTGCTGCAGGACAAGCCATCTGATCCGCAGTATCTGCTGACCCCAGCCAACGTGGTCGATGGGCTGTTCAACTACAGCGGCTCATCGCAGAAAGCACGGCACACCACAGCAACCGTTGCTTATCAGGACTACGACAACCTGGGCGA